GACAATCAAATGAGTAATTACAACTGTCTTGATCTATTTGTCGTTTAGTTCCAAGTTTTGTTTCAACAGGTACTACACTTAAACAATTTGATTGCGTAGAACAATCACCACAGTCCTCACATATTTCTGGGTTAATCCAAACACGTTTATCTGGGACTTCTTGTACATTGCGTTTAATTTGTCTACGGCGTTCAGTTGCACATTGTTGTTCATAAATCAGTATAGTAATACCTTTTACTTTTGCTAATGCTGTTTGTACATCATCAAATTTTTCCTTAGGATATATTTTTACTTCCTTTGGTACTTTACCTTTCCAATGTTTAGGATTAAGAGACACTAAAGAAACATCTTTTGCGCCCTCTGCTAACACTTGTTGGCAAACCATAGGTATTGTTAATGTACCATCTACTTTTTGTCCGCCTGTCATTGCTACCGCATCGTTAAACAATATCTTATACGTCATATTAGCATCAGATGCTAATGCCTGACGTATTGCCAATATACCACTGTGAAAATATGTGCCATCGCCTAAATTAGCAAATACATGATCTGCTTCATTCCATTCGTGTTGGCCTACCCAGTTCATTCCCTCACTGCCCATAGGAGCCAAAGTAACTGTCGGCCGAGATGGAATAAATTGTGCTATATAATGGCATCCTATTCCTATTAATGCTTTACTACCTTTAGGTAGTGCTGTACTAATATTATGCGGGCATCCGCTACAATAATATGGGTATCTTGCGCCTTTACCTGCATCACGATATTGCGGATTAACAGTTGCCAGATCATACTTATTATCAAATGCCAGGCCTAATAATTTCATTATTACTTTTGCGATATCGTAACTATCAAGTTCAACACACGGTGTTAATAAATCTTTACCATGTATCGGTGGCATTTTAGAATAGCCATACATCAACTTATAAATTTGATTTTCTACAACCGGGGTTTTTTCTTCTACAACAAGTATCTGAGCCGGCCTGCTATGTTCAAAACAAAACTTTGTTACTTTATCTTGTTCCAGCGGGAACGACACACCCATTTTAAGTATACTAATTCCATGGTCCTCTGGTACTATATCATAATGTTGCAATGCCGTGAGCACATCTACATAACTTTTACCAACTGCGATAATGCCCAACTTCTTTTCGGCTGCATTATGTGTGACTTCATTAAACGTATTATGTTTTAAAAATTCTTGTACTGCTGGTAATTTTTCTTCGTAAATTCTTGCTTCACTGTGTAAGTCTTCCGGCCACCGGACACTTACATCAAATTCTGCCGGTGGCATTGTCGGTTGCCAAGATGTTAAATCAACAGTTGCTGATTGATACGCATCTGCTAAATTAGTAATAATTTTCATGCATACAAACAAACCACTATAACGAGATAATTGTACACCAAGTATCCCTAATCTCATTACATCTTTTATTGTAGCAGGTGTTATAACAGGAATTTGCCAAGAAGCAAACGTAGAACTCGTTTCATGAGGAACACTTGAACTTTTTGCAGAATGATCGTCACCAGCAAATGCTAATACACCACCATATTTTGCTGTACCAAAGAAACTAGAATGCTTAAAGTGATCACCACTACGATCAACACCAGGACCTTTGCCATACCAAAAACCAAAAACACCGTCTACTGTGGACGGCGAAATAATACCTAACTGTTGTGTACCCTGTATTGCTCCTACTGCTAAATCCTCATTAACCGCAGGCCTAAACTTTATTTGATTTTCTATTAATAATTTACTTTGCGATAAAAACTCTTTATCTAATATCCCCAGTGGTGAGCCTCTGTAACCACTTACATAGCCAGCAGTTTTTAATCCGTTTCTACGATCAAGTTCTTTTTGCAATAATGCCAACTTAACAATTGCCTGTATACCTGATAAAACGAACTCTCCATCTATTTCATTATATTTGTCATTTAAATTAAACATTACTCTCTTGCAAGATCATCCATTGTTGCTTCGATGCTCTCACGTAATGTACTAACTAATATATCAATTTCATCACGACTTAATGTTAATGGTGGGGACAATACATTCAAATGACCTATTGGACGAACTATTACACCGCGGCTCTGACAATGAACTGCAATTCGTTTCCCGATATTAACACTAGCATCAAACAATTCTTTTGTTTTTTTATCTTTAACATTTTCAACACAAAGCATAAAATGGCTTCCACGCACATCACCAACAATATCCAAATCCGATAATGTTTCTAACTGACTTTTAAAATAAGGTCCTATTTGTTGTACATGATCACATATCAAACCTTCTTCCATAATTCTAATGTTAGCAAGGCCTGCGGCACAACTAACTGGATGCCCTGCATATGTAAAACCATGTGTAAACAATGCACCTTCTTCTTGAGGGCCATCACTAATTACATCATAAATTTTATCTGATAGTATAGTTGCTGATAAAGGAACATATCCAGACGATATACCTTTTGCACTTGTAATAATGTCTGGTACTATATTAAATACTTCTTCTGATGCGAAAAAATGTCCTAATCGTCCAAATGCAGTTACTACTTCATCTGAGATATACAGCATGCCATATTTTTCGCATACTTCTTTCATTCTCTTATGATAACCCGGAGGTGCAACAATAACACCGCCTGCACCCATAATGGGTTCAGCAATAAATGCCGCAACATTATCCTCACCAAGTTCAAGTATTTTATTTTCGAACTCCTCAACTAACTGATCACAAAACTGATCTAATGTTGTTCCGTCTGGGCGCCTATAACAATTAGGTGCTGAGACATAATACACTAAATCCTTTGCTAAATCAAATCCAATATGATCAGCCTTTTCACCTGTTAATGTCATTGCCAGGTATGTACTACCGTGATATGAACTTACTCGTGAAATAATTTTCTTTTTGTTTGGCTTGCCCAAACGATTAAAATAAAAATGTATAATACGTATAGCAGTATCATTTGACATTGATCCACCCGTGCCAAAAAATGTATGATTTAAATCACCGGGTGCTAACTCTGCTATTTTTGCGGCAAGTTCTGCGGCAGGTGGAGTAACAACATGTCCAAATGTTGTATAATATGTAATCTCATTTATTTGATCGGCAATTGCTTTTACCATTGTGTGGTGTCTATAACCAATATTAACACACCACAACCCAGCAATACCGTCTAAGTATTTGTTGCCTTCTGTGTCATATACATAATTACCATTAGATTTTGCCATTACTAAAGAACCTTCTTCTTTAAATGTAGCAAAATTTGTCCACGGATGTATATTATGATCTATATCTTTCCGTTTTAGATCATCAGTATTATATTCCATTAAAATCTCCTAATACAAAAATATTAATAAAAACCCGTTTAATAAACACTATGCTATTTAGTGTTTATTTGGCCGTTAATTAACTTTTAGGAGGATAATTTCTTTGTTAATTCTACCGGTTAACTTTATATCAGTTGCTTTTATATCTTCAAGAAACTTACGCAATGCTACTTTTCCGGCTTTTTGAAACTCTTTTAGCGTTACATCAGGCTTACGGACTGTTTTTTGTATACTTTTATTTTCATCAAACCCTACAATACTGGCTCCTTTAACAGATAATTCTCCAGTACTAAACCCGTTACCTGCAACATATTTGCCTAACTTACGAGTTTTTGTATTAAATACCCACAACTCTTGGGCACCAATAATCTTTTTAGGATCTATTGAAACTATTTTATACGTATCATCCTTGGCTTTGTACTTTAATTTAGCAACTATTTTATCTAAACTTGGTGCTTTTTTAACTCTAATTTTACGAGTTGCTTTTTGTGCATTTGCATGATGCTCTGCATCTTCAGCAAGCATAGTATAAAATGCTAAAATCTTTTTAAGTTCTGATTTTTTATACGGATAACCTTCAGTTAATTGTACAAACATATCATCCTGTTCTTTTGGAGGATTCAATAATTCCGTTAAATCAGATATTTCCTGAGAATACAAGTCAGGAATCATTCCAGCCGCTTTGCCTGTAATTTCGTTTACTTGCAACGTAGTTAATAATTTAAATTTACTCTTAAACTTGTTTTGAAAAAACTTATCAATTTCTTCCTCAACATGTTTACCAAGAAAATTATTAAGATTTTCTTTCATGCGCTCTTGTATAGTTAGCACAGGAACAACTTTCTTAGGATCTATAACCTCCACGACTTTTTCTTTGCCTTCCATTTGAAGTAATTCTTCAAGTCTCTTATTAAGTGCCATAGTATATTCCTCTAACGGTGGGCATCCATCTGTGAGCATTTTTGCTAATGCACCATATGTAATACCAACTCTCCAATCTGGTACTAGCTTTACATGTTTTATTTTATCTTTATCTATTTTTTCTTTCTTTAAGTATTCAACAAACCATTTTTTACCATCTTTACTTTTATTCTTATAATTATAATATCGAGAACCCATTGACACTTGTTTTCGAACTGCTACTTTATCAACATCAATAACATGCTCATCTTTAAATTCTTCCCATGATGGTTTTCCAAATGGATTACCAGCTGCTGATTTTATTTTTCGTTTTCTTGGAGGCATGATTGCTATACTATATTAATTTATGAACCTTGTCAACCTATACAAACCGATAAATACAATAAAGAGAATTAACTATGCCTAGATTATCACTTTGGAAGCCTGAAAAAGGAAATGATTACAAGTTCATTGACCGTCTCGTGGGCGAACATATTTATGCTGGTGGAACTGGTATATTTATACACAAATATGTTGGTATATATGACCAAGGTGAAAAAATTCTCGAAGACGGCACTGTAGAACAGCCGGATGCAACACAACCTAACTATGGTAAAAGAAAATCATCAGAAGATATTGTTGCAGAAACAAAAATACAAGATTTACTATTTTTAGAAAATAGAGATCGCAAATATGACGAAGATGTTTATGATATGCGAGGGGTTTATAATCCAGCAGATAATGATTTTGATCTAACACAATTTGGTTTATTTTTAGCACAAGATACTATTTTTATGACGTTTCATTTAAACGATGCCATGTCTATATTAGGTCGTAAAATTATGAGTGGTGATGTATTAGAACTTCCTCATTTACTTGATGACACCGGACTTGATAATTCTGCAGGGCCTATAAGAAAATTTTATGTAGTCGAAGATGTAGTAAGAGAAGCGGCTGGTTTTGATGCAAACTGGTGGCCGCATTTAATCCGTGTTAAATGTCAAGCATTAGTTGACTCGGTCGAATATCGAGACATACTTGGCGACGGTAATGAAGCAGGTGATTTAAAACATATTTTAAGCACATATAATAATGAGTTAGAAATTAGTGAAGCTATCCTTGAGCAAGGTGAAAATGAAGTACCTAAACATGGATTTGAAGCTGGGCACATATTTTACGATGCTGAAACTGGAAAAAAATCTGTATGGACATCTGATGCAAAACCGCCCTTGGGTAGTTCTGTTGTAGGCAGTGGTAGTACATTTCCTACTAATCCGTCTTCTGGTGCTTATTACTTAAGAACAGATTTTAATCCACATAGGTTGTTCCTTTATAAAGATGATAAATGGATTAAAGTTGAGGATGATACACGGCAAATATGGAAGGCAGCTAATACAATACTTACAACCTTTATTGAGAATACTGGCACAATGAAAGATGGTAATACTAACGAAATTATGCCAACTAAGATTGGATTAAGTAAAGCATTAAAACCGAAATCGGATTTTTAAAGAGAAATTAAATGGCAAGTAGATATAGAGAAGCAGGTTATTTTTACGATGAGCAATTTCGCAGATACATTCTGCAATTTATGAGGCTCTTTGGTGGCTTATTAGTTAAAACCGGCGAAGGCAAAGATGGTGTAGAAAAGTTTATTAAAGTACCTTGCAGATATGCTGATATGCAACGCATGGTCGGGCATATACTAAAAAACAATAGCGAAAACGTTATTAACTCTTGCCCATTTATTACATCACATATATTAACACTACAACCAGATCGAGCACGAACACTTGATCCATTATATGTTGATAAACAACAAATTTCAGAACGAGCATTTGATGAAGAAACTCAGCAATATACAGAAAAAATGGGAAATAGATATAGTGTAGAAAGATTAATGCCTACACCATACACATTAACAATGCAAGTAGATGTATGGACAAGTAATGCAGATCAAAAATTACAATTAATGGAACAAATACTAGTTCTATTTAATCCATCCATTGAACTACAAAGTAACACTAATATACTCGACTGGACATCTCTTGTTATTGTAGAATTAACAGATATAAGTTGGAGTTCACGCGGCGTTCCACAAGGAGTCGATACACAAATTGATATTGGCTCAATGACATTTACAATGCCTGTATGGATTAGTCCTCCTGCAAAAGTATACCAACAGCGTGTTATTCAACAAATTACAAACAGGATCAACGATTACCCCGATGATTGGGATCCTGATGCTTATGATTTCTTTGGAGAGCAAACTTTCTTAACTCGAGATATTATTACTCCCCTTAATGCATCAATTAATGTAGCAAATGGACAAATACAATTATTAAACTACGCAGGACTAAATGATGATGGTGATGGTAATGAAATGAATTGGACCAAATATCTCGATCAATATGGTGGCTTAAAAGATAATGTTACGCAAATTAGATTGCGACTTAATGCAGATCCTGAAATAGATTCAAATCCAGTTGACATAGTAGGCACTATTGAAACGACTGGAACTGGAAATATAGTCAACTATACTGTTGATACTGACACACTACCCGGCACAGCGTTTACAGTTAACGCAATTATTAATCCGCATAAAAGTTATCCAAACGATGGCACATTACCAATAGCGGCAAACGGACAAAAATATTTAGTACTCGACGACATAGGTGCAACAGGCGCAGGCAATGTTACAAATGCATGGGGCAATCTTATAGCAAACAAAAATGATATTATACAATATAATGGCAGTAGTTGGGTAGTATTTTTTGATTCATCTGTAACATCAGATATTACTTACATACAAAATAATTTTACTGGAGACCAATTTAAATGGAACGGAACACAGTGGATGGATTCTTATCAAGGGAGATACTATCCAGGGTTTTGGCGGATAGTGATGTAAAAAACACCGAAAGGCATACATTAATACAATGCCCTAAGTGTAAAAAAGAGTTGTACTTTGACGATGAAAAAAATAAGTGGTTTTGTAAATCATGTAAATATATACATAAGGTGTTATAATGATAAAAGCAGTAGGCACTATTTTTTTAAGTCTTAAGACTAATCGTATATTACTCGGACTCCGTTCTGCAGACAGTTCCCATCCATTGACATGGAGTTTCTTTGGCGGTAAAGTCGAAGAAGGAGAAACTTTAGGCTACGCACTACAAAGAGAATTAGAAGAAGAACTCATAAATTTTCCTAAGATTATTAAAACAATACCATTAGATAATTTTGTTAGTAACGATGACGGTTTTAATTATGCTAGTTTTGTAAGTATCATTACAAATGAATTTCATCCAGAACTAAATGATGAACATGTGGGTTATGCATGGGTTAACATAGGAACATGGCCAATACCGCTACATGCTGGAACTAGACTAATCTTACAAAATAAAAACAATATTAAAAAACTTAACTTAATTCTTAATAGAACTAACTCTAAGTAAACTGCTCAGCAAATGGGTCAAATTCTATACCACATTTTTGGGCGCAAACACCTAATTTGCCATTTTCTAAACTATTCAGTGCCCAACTATTTTTAATATCCTCTAATAGTCCATTATTATTAACAACATCACTTAACCGATTATTAATAACATCAATACCTTCTTTACCGCCGGCGCGATCTATAAAATCCCAAATTTGTTCAACTTTATAATCTTTATGCCACCACTTGTACATACGACCGGCAGTCCAACAACACGGCATAAGAAGTCCTTCGGCAGTTATAAAAATACTCTTATCCTCATTAGCAACTTTACAGTTTATTTGGCAAGTGTTGTAATAATCCAACATACTACCATAAGTTTTAATTATTTCTTCTTGCTTTAGCAATGCCCTATTTTTATATTCTTCTTTAGTAGGTTTTGTTAAATTTTGTGTTTCTTGCCCTTTACGATTTACTGCTTGATGATCTTCTTTTGCTTTGCTTGTTGCGCTACTAATAAATCTTCCTGTTTTCTTTTTAGTAAACTTTTCAAATCCTAATTCATTAGCAAGCATTTCTGCTTCCTCTACTTGATGTTCATTGTGTTCAAATATTAAAAAGTCCCATCGTGCTCTGCCGCCGGCGCCAATAAATGCTCGCATACTACGTTCAACTATATCCCAATTTACATTCTGCCTATATAAATGATTTGTATCTTGCAACCCATCAACACTAAAAATAACTGTACCCATGCGTCCATATATTTTAGCAAGTCGTTCCCACCATTCGGGTTCACGAGCACCAGCATTTGTATTCATACTTAACCACATATTAGAATTATGCTTTCTAAAATACTCAAACACTTCTAATGTATCTTTAGCAACAATTGGGTCTCCTAAGTTACCACACATATACATTGTTTTTAATTGTTGTATAAAAGGAATACTAAAAATTTTTTGGGAATCTTCTAATGATAATTCAGCATCAGTCATATGCGGATTATCAGCACCACCGTTCATATTGCGATCGCACATAGGGCAAGCTGCTTGACAACGTTGTGTAATTTCTAAATGTACTGTTCTAATTTCATCATATCGGTACATTAACGATATCCTATTAACATAAACCTATTATACTTTTCAAGATTTAATACACCTTCATATAAAATATTATCAAGTGGTGCTATTTTTTTAAATTCATCAATATCGTTTACACAATTTATATGATCATCTATTTCAAAATAATCATTAGTTTGTAAAACAACCAATGCACCTTTAGGAATTAAATTATACCATAAAACAAAACTAGTTAAATGCTCACAACTTGTATTAACAATAGTAGTAGGCCTATCATATAATTCTTGTGCTTCACCATTACTTTTTATAGTATCATACGTATGGCCATCTCTATAATTAATTAAATGTATATCTTCAGTTTGTGCTTTGAATTGCCATTCAGCCATTACATATGGTCTATTAATAGTATCAGCAATTTTATAACATCCTTCATCTTTATCAAAAGATCTAATCTTCTCAACTTCTAAACCTGATTCAAATAACAGCAATGCCAAAGAACCATACCATCCAGCACATAAAAATACTGTGCCGAGATTTATATCTAATTTTACTAATTCATCTACAAGCCATTTTTTACTAGAAATTTGTCCCCTGGAAAAAGCATCGCGGAAATCTATATCTGGAAAAGTTCTTATAACTCTTGGAAGTGTATCAAACAAAGCAGGTGGATTTTCAATAAACAAACCAACTAATGCTCGAATTTCTTTATTTACAACTGCTTGGCGCAACGCATTCATTTGCCTATTTTCTGCATCTAGCCTTGCTAATACTCTAAATATTGAATAAATATTTTCTTCAATTATTGATTTACGCAAATCTTCTACAGGCATTGACAATGGTAAAAATTCTTTTTCTTGAAAATGTTCTACTACTCTAAAAACTGCGTGTAGATTCTTTTCTAGTGTACCTCGTCTAACATTATCTATAAGTTCAACAATTACTAAATCTTTCTCATTTGCATCAGCCGAAGCATTTTCAACTAATCTAAACAATGAATACAAATTGTCTTCGACTATTGCTTTACGTATATCTTCTACTGGCAATGTTTCTTCATTTTCTATTAACCTAAATAATGAATGTAAATTATCTTCGACTATTGCTTTACGTAAATCTTCTAGCGGTGCAACTTTTATAAATCCTGGTAATAATCTAAACAATGCATGTAAATTTAAATCTTCGCCTGCTATTTTTCTTAAATCATCTAATCCGGTTTCGCCATACCCTTCAAGTACTCTAAAAATAGAATAATG